AAAAACTCAGTCTCGTTCTGCAACGCAGCAATAATGTCCTTGGTAATGTTACCGGACAGACTGCTAATTGGTAGAGACTTTTCTTGTATTGTCCGACCAAAGCTTTTAAGTCCAGTATGAGACAAGAACAACACGTCTGTACCCGTGTACTGCACAGTGTCTCTATCAACACAACCAACACCCGCTACAGTATCTGCCAATGCCATTGTTGCTGGTGCTTCTGCTCCTTGATATGCAACAATGCTGTGCTTACCAAAGATAATCAACAGTCCGTTGTGTGCCGCTAACGCTACAATCTCGTCATACCCATCAGGCCAGACCTTTGAAATGTCAATACTACCGCTTGTACCGCCTGACCAGTCGTGGCCGATCAAAAGGTCAGACCAGTAAACAGTAGACTTGTCTCCAGTAACGTCTGCTGTCCAGAGCCTTCCATAAGCCGCTAGGACTTCGTTACCGTACATAGCAGACGTGACACCAGCTGCACCAGAAACGCTGCTGAGCGTGATTACAGAGCCTCCTGCGTTGTCATACACAAGGGGTTGAAACCCACGTTGAAAGAAGTAGATCTTATCGTTAAAGTCTACAAGCTTCCAGTTGTCTGCAGTGATGCTGTATCCACCGGGAGTCTCATCAACTAGTGTAGTCGTACCACTAATGATCTTATTGTTACCTACAGAAAAGATCTTGGTGTTACCAGCGTTGTCCTTGAACTCTTTGATAGATCGTAACGAGTCAGTACCAAGAACAGTTTTGTTTGTAGTAACAACAGTGTGACCTTTACGTGCAGCAATACGTCCTCTCTTGTCAATCACAGCATTGTCTGCAATCTCAGCAAAAGACGGATCTTGAGCCAGCGGCGAGTCTTCGGTGTTAACACCTTTAAACGCCGGAGCTACAAGATTGATACTCTTAAGTTCTTGAGCCATATCAGATAGTCCTAAATACCATCTCTTCAGGATGCTTTGCTGCGTCAATAGCAATAGCGTCAGACAAGTACTGGTTAGCAATAGTGAAGTACTCAGCAGTAGATGTACCGCCTGTCTCACCACGTTCACGTGCCAGCAGTGCTACAGCAAGGTGTATTACTGGCTGTGCAGGAACAAGCAACTCATCAGTGTTAGTACTCAAATCTGCTTGTCGCTTAACAGTGTCTACACGAATACTGTACACAGCGTCTGGTGTTGGGCCTACAAGGATCTGTGTGTCACCACTAGAGTCTAGACCGTTATAGGTAAAGTACCGTGGTGTGCCTTCTGCTGCGCTGCTAATGTACAACTGCTCGTTAAACCAATCTTTAGTTTGATACTCCATAAAACAGTTATGAGTGTCGTTAAGCATTGACATAACTTTAATGTTATCGCCACCACCTGTCAGCGAGTATGTGTTATCTGACGCAGTAGTAGATATTGTTATAGTCTCACGCAACGCAGACCAATCAGCTGCCTGACCTACCAGCGTCTTAGCGTCATTAATAAAGTCACCTACCATTTTAACGTAGGTTGTACTGGTAACAGACGATGTTTCCTCTTCACGAAGTCTGCGTAGTACATTGTTCATAAGGTTAAGATATGTCATACAAGCATTCCCGACTGTCTACCAAAAAATTTATCAAGTTCTTCTACAGCATCTACTTGTTTTTGTGGAGTAAGTGCTATAGGCGTTAATGGTTGGAACGGACTAAGACCTTGAAGGAACGGATCAAACGGTATAGGATCTGGTTTAGCAAGTTGAGCAGCAAGCTGTTGTTGTTGCTGTCCAAGACTGCCTAAACCTAAACCTAAAGCTGTTCCAAGCATTCCTACTCCTTCGCCTAGTTGTCCTAAGCCTTGACCTACGCCACCTATTTGCTCTCCAAGACCAGCTACTTCAGACATTAACCCACCAAGCTGTCCTGATACAGCGCCAAATTGACTGGCTACGCTTTCTTCAAATGCTTGCTGTGCTTCTTGTTGACTAATCTGTCCCGTCTGTAACGCATTAATATCTACGTTTACATCAGAAAATAGCTGGTTAACAGTACCGCCAAACTCTGCAAATTGTTGACGAGTGTTTGCGTCAAGCTGGCTTACATCGCCTTGGACTGCAATTAATGACTGCTGTAAGTTTCTACGTTCTTCTGCAGCCTGTGCTGCTTTAACTGAAGCGTCTTCTTGATACTGAGCAAAAGCTTCGGCTTGACTAACTTGACCTTCTTGCAAGCCTTTAATATCTACGTTAACGCCAGCAAACAACTGATTAACGTCTTCACCAAACTCTTCAAACTGTTGACGTGTCTGTGCATCTAAACGATTAACATCACCACCTACTGCAATAAGGGCTTGTTGTAATGCTCTTCTTTCGTTTTCTGCTTGAGCTTGACCCGCTGCTACGTCTTCTGCTGTAGCAAAACCAGCGCTTGCTAACGCTCTGTCAATGTCGTCGGGAGTAGCAAAACCTGACCCTAATAAAGCATTTCTAATGTCGTCAGGAGTAGCAAAACCTGAATTAGCTAAAGCTGTAGCCATGTCATCAGGATTTACAAAACCAGCTCCCGCAATAGCGTCTGTTATATCTTTTGGTGTAGCAAAGCCTGCGTTTGATAGTGCATTTCCAAGCTGTTCTGGAGTAACATATCCTGCATTAGCTAAGGCTCGGCCAACGTCTTCTGGCGTAGTAAAACCGGCGCTTGCTATTGCATTAACAACGTCTGTTGGTGTTGCATAACCAGCCGCTGCTACTGCTGTGGCGACGTCTTCTGGTGTTGCGTACCCAGCTTGAGCAACCGCTGTAGCAATGTCTTCTGGTGTAGCAAAACCTGATGCTGCTAAAGCGTTACCTAGTTGCTCAGGAGTTACATACCCTGCGTTTGCCAAGGCATTAGCAACATCTTCCGGTGTGGTAAACCCGGCACTTGTTACTGCACGAGTAATGTCTTCAGGGGTAGCAAAGCCGGCTTGGGCAAGGGCAGTTCCAATATCTGCTGGTGTAGCGTAGCCAGCCTGAGCTACTGCATCAGCTACTTCTTCAGGTGTAGCAAACGGCGCATTTTCTAAAACACTTTCTACAACACCGCGAATAGCTTCTGGATCAGCGTCTCTACCGGGTTCACCTCTTGGACCTTGCTCACCTTGTTCACCACGCTGTCCGTCTACACCGTCCCTGCCGTCAACACCATCTCTACCATCTCTACCATCAGCACCATCTCTACCATCAGTACCATCTCTACCATCAGCACCATCAACACCATCAGCACCGTCAGTACCATCAACACCGTCTCTACCATCTTGACCATCAACACCGTCACGGCCCGGAGCTGGTGCTGGTGCTGGAGCTGGTGCTGGAGCTGGTGCTGGAGCTGGTGCTGGAGCTGGAGCTGGAGCTGGTGCTGGTGTTGGTGTTGGTGCTGGTTCGGGAAAATACTCAGGAAATATTTCTCTAACTACTCCAGTTTCTCCTTCCTGTCCTTCAGTAGGTTGTTGTTCAGTAGGCACTGGCGGCTGCTCTGGTTCAGGCGGAGGCTCAGGAACTACCTCTGGTTCAATTTCATACTCAAACGGATCTACTTCTACTTCTGTTTCAAGCGGAGTATCCGGTGTTGGTGCGGCCATAGAGCTTTCAAGAGTAGGGTTATTTACGTCTTGCCAGCCAGCTTCCATGTTTTCAAGTATTCTATTAGTCATAGAATCTTCAGGTGTTCCAGCGCCGTTAATAGTAACGTCAAGCCAGTTTGCATTATTTGTGTCTGTAGGAAGCCCTCCACCAGAAACTAAATGAGAATCTAGCCAGCTAATCTGTGCGTTGTTGTGCGTTAAGTCAGAAGCGCCTTGGTACTCAACAAGGTTTGTTCCGTCAGATACATACAAACGTCCATTTGAGCCTCTAATTAATGTGTACTCAATACCTGACTCATCTACGTGTTGAGTGTGATATGCCAAATAAGTATCGCCTACTTCCATAGGGCCATACTCGTAATCACCTGACCCGTCTAATGTTGTAACTACTGTAGATCCTTCTAGAATCTCAGCAACTCTATCTGCTGGGACGGCTTGATCATCAACATACATTATTGATTCCATTGGGCCATCGTCGGCAGTAGTGTCAGCAGTTAAGTCAGCCGTAGTATCTGCAAACTCTGAGTCTGTTTCATCTACTGTACTTGCTGTTACATCTACAGGCGGTGTTGCTGGGGCATAAGCTTCTTCATAAATAGACTGTAAGTTTCCTGCTAAAGCCTGCAGCTGATTAGCCATTGCTTCGTTTTGTTGTGCTGCTATAGCCTCGTTAACAGTGTTTCCCATGATTCTGTTAGTTTCTGCCATTGTGTCTTCATCAACAGCGGCAGCATATTCTGCGTATAGTTCTTCTAGCTTTTGTTGTTTTTCTTCAGAAATTCCTTGTTGACCAGCAAGATCAACAAACAAAAACTCAACAAATTCTTGAGCGCCAGTTAGTAGACCAGATGCAAGAACACCTTCTATGTCTAACTGACCATCAAATACCGCTTGACGGATAGCTGTTTGCCCCATTGCATTAAGAACATTGTCTAACTCTTCAATGCCAGTTATTTCTGAAATATCTAAACCGCCCATAGCTTCAGAAAGAGCGGGGCCAATAACTTCATTAAGAGCCTGACTAAATCCTGCAGTAGCCGCTGTTTGCAAAAGTTGATCAGGGTCGATAGAACCAGTCGTAATAGCTTGAGTAATAGCATTGCTTACAACAGAAGAACCAACAGTCCCTAATGATGGAGCAACAGCAGATACTGCCCCGCCAGTCATAATTCCCATTGCAGTTATGATGCTCATTTTCACATAGTCAACAAGACCTAACTGATCTTGTTTAACTGTCTTTACATAGGCAGAGCCGTTCCACTCGTACTTATCACCGTCGCTGTTGTAAATAGTAGAACCAACACCATACTTTTTTAACAATGCTTGATTAGCTTCGGAGTTAACCCAACGATCATAAGCAGATGACTGCTCTTGCATTTGTTGACCATAGGCTTCTGTGTAAGCATCCTGATCACTGTCGGAATATTGAGTAAGATCCTCGCCTTCAAGAATCATTAACTCATCTTCAGTTAATCCTCCAGTGTATTCATCCCAGTTACCAACATCGTAATCACCAGCTTGAATTAATTGTTCTCGCTCAGTCATGTAAGCAAGATAGTTATCAAAATCACCGAAGGCTCGTTTGAGCATCTGAGAGCCTTTAGCATTAAAGTACTCACGTAGCTCAGATTTTGTTACTTGTGTTGCGTCACCTCTTTTGTATAAAAAGTCAGGGCTTGCATCACCTAGCTCTGAGCCTTTAAAGAAAGTAAAAGTGGTAACACCTTCAGGTTCTGGAGATGGCGGTGGTGGAGGCGGTGGTAAAGGTGGCTCAACCTCAGCTTCTGGCAAAGATGGCGGTGGTGGAAAATCTACCTCTGAATAACCTTCTGGACTTGGCGCAGGTGCTGGTGGTTCAGCATTAGGGTCAAACGGTCCTGATTCACCGGGCTGTCTCTTTGTAGGGTCACTGCTAGGCGTGCCTACAGGACCAGTCGGAGCAGGCGCTGGTTGTTTAGTAGGAGCAGGCTTAGTAAGCATACCCGCAGGTGCAACTGGAGTAGACGTAATGGTTACTCCCGGTTGAGGGTTCTGCGCTAAAAACCTAGCTGCTGCATAAACACTAGGAAACTGTTGTGTGCCTACATAATATGCCATTTACTTTTCCCTCGATACGCCCTTGGTTTTTTCATAAGAGCGCATAGCGCCAAGACCAAGCATACCCATCAGTACAGGCATCATAGTCTCTAGGTCAATCAGTGGTATAGTGACTTCAATAGCCAACAGAGCCAGTACAAAGTTGGTAAACGGTATAACCATAAAGTTACCCATCATACCCAAGACACAACACCAGCCAACAGCAGGTCTCCAACCAGAGACAAACAAGGACTTGTGTGCTGCTTCTACTTTGTTAACCTCTAGCTGTGCCTTAGCAAGCTCCTGAGCGTGTCTCTGAGCCATTGTAGCAACTTCATGGGCCAACTTAGCCTTCTGGTCCTTGTCTTGCACAAACTTGTCTAGAAGCCCTGTGACAGGCCCTATGAGCGACTCAATCATCTAGCAAACTCCAAGATAGCAATAGCCATGGTGACGATGATAGCAATAGACGCAAAGCCACCTGTCATCATCTTCTCTAGTTTGTCAAAGCGTTGATTGTGTGCGTCCAGTTGCATCTGGATCATTTCGTAACGAATGCTACACTCACGCTCATGAGCCTCTAACCGACTTATTGCTTGCTCTAGGTCCGACATGACTATTCCTTACCGCTCTGGTTTTCCACAGTTACCTGTGCATTTAGTTTGCCTATTTCTACTTCTATCTTGTTTAACTGCCTGCGTAACTCGTGTATCTCTACGTTGCGTTCTTCCAGAGCCATGATCTTAGCGTTCTGTATAAGATCATCTGGTAACGCACCACGCATACCCAAAGGCCATTCACGAACAAACGCAGAGTTTTCCTGTATGTTCATGTTCTGTATTTCTTGACCGTGTTCAATAGAGATAATACGAGTGTCGAGAGTTACGTAAGCAGTAGTAGCCATAACGATGCCAGCACCAAGAGCAACTAAGTTCCTTAACGGTATAGCAACCTTGGTGTTGTCATCAATTTCAGGCATTACCACGGCATACCGTCAGCAGACACAGGATTCTTCTGCTCTGCAATGTTAGCCGTCAGTGCCGCTTCAGTAGCACTCTGGTCTACCTCTGCGTGTACCCAGCCTAATACAGTAGCCTCTATTAGGTCATCGTAAGCAACAAAGTCATCAGCATCAGGGTCAGGTGTAAATCCACACGTGCCGTATGATGATGCAGTGTAAGTCACAGCGTCGTCGCCAGTACCAACAGTTTCAGATTCAGTAACACGCCAGTGTGCAACGGTTACACCGCCGTCTGCCACGTTACGCTCAAGGTTTGCGATAGTCCATGTAGCCATGTCTTAGTCTCCAAATGCGGCTACACAAATAGCCTGTACGTTAGCGGGTTCAGATGAGTAGTCGTCACCTGATTGAATTACATGACGGTGATACGACTGTGAAATCACAGCGCCGTCTTCGAGTACCTTAGTAGTCATGCGAACTTGAACAGAGGTTACGTTGTTGCCGTCTTCGTCTTGTCCTGTGACTACTTCGATTTTGTCTGCTGTTACGCTTTTAGTTAATGCCATTGTCTTTCTCCTTTAGTCCAGCCCCAGAATCCACTGAGGCTATAGGTTAAACTTCGTAGGTTAAGCTAAACATTATTGCCGCCGCAGTGTTTGTACCTTCGTCGCTGTCTGAAATGGCAGTTGTGCTACTTCCACGATGTAATAAAATGTCGTTACCTGAAACATAACCAGAGATAGACACGTCAGCCTCATCGAAGGTAAACATATTACAGAAAGAAACTAAAGGAACCCCTGTGAAGCTATTAGCGGTAAAAGGTAGATTACTTAGTTGGATTGTTCCAGAGCAAGTAGAGGCCGTCATGTTTATGTTAGATAAGTAAACGCCTACATGTACTAAATCACCGACTTTAACGTACACGGCCTTGGCTATTGTAAAGCCCGTGATTGAACCACTTGTTGACCCTACAATCGTGGGAGTCCACGTCCCTTCTTCGTAGTCGTCTAGCAGATTGGCTGAACCTGTGCCGCCTAGGTACGCACCGCCTGACAGGTAAAGGTCTTTGAAGCGACCACTGGCATAACCCAAGCTCATTTTACCGTCGATTGCTGTGCCTGCTATTGGCTTAATAGAATGAATAACAGAGCTAGTTCCGTCAGTGCTAGGCGCAAATATTTTGATTCCAACATCACTACGAGAAGAAATAGCAAGGTCACTCGAAGACGCACCAATACTACCGACTATGGTGCCGTTCGAGCGTAACTGCAATATTGACCCTGATTCAGTGCCGCCTGTACCTATGCGGTTGAATATAGCTGAGGTATTTCCTTGCGTAGAGTTATAAAGCCGACCATCAGGACGCAAAGCAAACCCTGTTTCGCCACCGTTTGTTTCGTCATATAGCGTTAAGTCAGTAGTCCCAACCAACAAGTTACCGCTTGAGTCGATGCGCATGGCTTCTGTGCCGCCAGTGCTTGTCGCAAATAACAAACTTTTTCCGCTTCTTGGCGCTATTTCAGCATCGCCTGAACTTTTATATACAAAAGATCCAGCATTACCAGAAGGCCCAACAAACAATCCCTTATCGCCTGCTCCAGACTCATTAACAATAGCGTTTAATTGAACATCTAACTGTTCTGACGGACTGCTAGTACCAATACCGACATTCCCAGAATTATCTAACACTAAAACTTCACTGACATTAGTAGCACTGCCACTGCCACCGCCATCTGCATAGTTGAAGTAAAGACCCGAACCTTGAGCAACTGCAAACCAATCTCTAGTTTGTCCTGTATCACTCCAAGCTATTGCTGGTGAGCCACTGTCTTCAATAACTAAAGTTGCTTGTGAATTACCATAACTTGTTGGATTGCTGGTATTGATGCCGACGTTGCCGCCTGAGTCGATACGCATGCGGGCTGTACCAGCAGTACGAAACTCCATACTTTGTCTATCTGCGGCAGTTACATACGTCG